ATTAGGATTGCTATAACTAAACCTACCACTTACTGTACCACCTCTATCATTACGCATAGGGTGAGCTTCAGCGTGTATACGTCCGTTAAATACATGATTTCCTATCATTTTATCTATAAACGTTGTTCGTGCTTTATTAAGTTTTCTAGCTCTAACAATTAATTTAGGCAACTCATGTTCGTGTCCTTCTAACCACTGCCTTTGAAAACTCGGCGTGCCTTTTTCTGTTCGTGGATACCATAAATTGTTGTTGTCGAAAATATTTTGTAAAGAAGCGTTAGCCCATAGGTTTACATCTGTGCCATACTTTCGTTTTATTTCTACCTGTATTAATTGTTCTTCTTTAGATAAACGATCACTTATTTCATCTGCTTTATTAGTATCTACCCTTACTCCTCTCCATCTCATTTCTATAAGTAAAGGAATAAGACTAAGCTCCATAGCTAAAACTTTTTCTAAACCTTGTTCTTTGATTTGTTGTTCTAAAGTATGCCATAGCTTATACGTAAGTCTTGCGTCTTGTTCTCCATAGGGTCCAACAAATTTTGCAGGTAAGCGATACATCTCACTTTTAGGATTACAACCATAAGCTAGTGCAGCGTCTTGTAATAAACTCTCGTCTTTAGTTTCATCACACCAATCTTTACCAAGATTGTCTAATGAATATGAAAATCTATTTTCATCTAAAAGAGGAGCGGCAATGATAGTGTCCAGAACTTGTCCGTGAATATCAATGCCCTCCCTTTTTAACCACCCAACATCATATAAAGCATTGTGGAAGATTACTTTACGTTGAGTAGATAAAACGTTTTTGAGCCACCGTAAAACCATACCTTCGTCTAAATTACCACCGCCCTCATGTCTAATAGGAAAGTAGCCTACCCAATCTTCAGTAGCTACACCTATACCAACAATATAACCTTTTCCTGTAGCCCATCCTGGACCATTAACAGTAAGGTCGGGATCATAGGTTTCAAGGTCGATTGCTACGGTTTCATCAGGATTAAATTGAGGAAACACATCAGGCACCGACCAAGAACTTTGAGGTGTAAATAAAGGCATAGGCGTTTGTAAAATCACTTTTTCTTTTTAGTGTTTTTCTTAGGTGCTTTACCGCCTTCCCATGCTTCATTAAAATCTGGAGTAGACTTATCATCTGCTTTATATCTGCCTTTTTTAGTTCTTGCACGTTTAGGTTTCACAGGCACTATTGTTTCTACTTTACCTGCTGCTTTTGTAATAGGCTCTAGTTCTATCGTAGCTTCTTTAACTGCTGCGTCTAAGACTTCTGCCTCTTTTAAAAGTTTTTTAGCTTTCGCTACTTCTGCTTCACCTTCCATTTGAGGTGTAAAAAAGTTTACTATCTTTTTAAACCAACTCATGATATTTCCTCCTGTTCGTTAGTATTGTTTCCTTCGTTTTCGTACGGCACATCCATATCTTGTTCATCGTATGTCGCAGTTTGTGTTAGTATTTCTTGTTCTACAAGTAATAGATATCTACGTAAATCACGCACGTCGTCTAGTAGACCTGCTTCACCACGATAGACAGCACCTGCTTCAAAGACATCCCACCCGTGTTTTTCCGACTGGTGTTCTATCCTATCGAACTTACGGGCTAACATCATAAAAGCACCGACACCGCCACGTCTTTTCCAAGAATCACCGTAAGACTGTTCAGCTCGTTGTAGAGCTTGTAAATCTTGTTGTGCGACCTCTTTCATAAGGTTAAAATCTGCACTCATATTATTCTCCTTTTTCCGCTAGTTTATTTTTACGCTCTTCTCGTGTGCGGAGCCAACTAAGACAAGCGTCTTTCCAATCTTCTGGAATTATTTTGTTACAATGTTCGTAAGCCTCTGTATATTCACCTGTTTTATATAGATAGTATGTATGAGCCATAGGAACTGCAATATCTCTATAACATGGGTTTACCCAATTATTTGCACCTACAATATCAGCAGGATGATAATTAAAAAATCTTTCATGCTCAAAATCTAAACAATCGTGTTCTATAAATAAATCACTGTGTTTGTAATTATAAAGCGTATCGTATGGATTTGCTGCTGCTCTAATAGAGTATGCGTCTATAGATAGATGTTTTACTCTATCCCACACCTCATTCAAATAGACATGAAAACTGTCGCTTACTTGTCTATAAACACCAACAGGCACACCAAGTCTATGTGCTATAAATTCTTGCAATACTGACATATGTACCACGTTAGCACCATATGCACCCCATAGCATATCGTTAGACCTATTACATACTGTCATATTTAAGACACCGTCTCTTATTTTAAAATATATATTCGTATTACATGGCACGTCTTTACTTACCCTAGCTAAATCTTTGTTAGCGTCCCACATCTGCAACACCGCACGTCTATCATCAGGGTTTTCTTTTAATACTTTTACAACCATATCTAGTTGATCTTTATGAAAATACTGTCGCCACCTATAGCCATAAGCACCCCATAGAGTTTCACCATCGTCAGAAAAATTAGACATACTAGCAACATAGTAAGTAAGTGATTCTAAATCGTTTCTACCTGCTAACATCCACATACTTTCAATAAAATGAAAAAACGGGTTAGCGTCTCTTTCAGGTATTAAACAAACTCTTTCTGTAGGTTTAAGGTAAGTTGTAGTTACAGGCTCTACTGCTTCTAAAGTTTTACCGTTTCTACTTTCTTGTTCTCTATAATTTATTTCATCTTTAAATAAATCAATGCCTCTAAGTATAGCCCCGTTTACGTTTCTAGCTGTTATCGTTTTCATACTTTCTCCTTTGGTAAATAAACTATGGCAATAGAGTCACAGTTCGGACAACTTAAATTGGTTTCCATCCTATATTCTGAATCTTCATGTTCTATATCATGGTCCCCACCCCATACTAATTTTGTATTACAATGCCAACAATTCATAAACCCTCTATTAATGGTAATGTGTCGTCGTGTTTATAGATTGACCTTGTTCTGCCTTCCCCTTTATATATACGTGAGTATTTATCAAACTCACATAGACCACCCTCTATCTCCCTAAGTTCGTAGGGTAAATCGTTCCTTTTTATTATATGTGAGGGTAATCGTTCTTTAGCTATATCGTATAGAGCTGTCATCTCACTACACCAATCATAACTACGTTGACAAAAATCTAATGGTCTACCTGTTAATCTATTTAACCCTCGCATTGCTCCTGGACCTGCATTAGCCCATGTTAGTTTATCTTTAGCTTCATCTAATAAATAAGTAAACCGTAAATCTGTTACAACTTCATACGCCATAAATGGTCCCATGTATGGGTATTCTCTCAATAAATTCCAACAATACTTTAGTGTGCTTGTATTGTTCTCTGCTGCTTCGTCTAGTTTTTCTAGCATATAGTTTTTACGTTCCCACATATGTGTAATACACTCTGCTACTCCTGTAACTTTATCCATACCATTAGGAGACTTTACTATATATGCTCCTGTTACCCATTTATCTTGTTTAGTTATTTCTTTTATAGCTTTCTTCCTATCCCAATTTGTAAGTAAGTTATGTTCTATAAGAGTTCTTCCTGTAGGTATCCAATTAAACCACCTAAAAATTACAGTAGCCATAAGAACATCTGTATTTTCTCGCATAGGCTCTCTAATATGTTTTTTAAACCACCTAGTAGTCCTATCTTCTTCACGAAAAACCTGACAGAACTTATATTGTTGTAGTATCGGATCATCAGTCCAAGGAGCGGGAAGGTTAGAGACTTCCTTCTGTAGTCTGATGTTTTCTCTTTCTACTTGCCAATACAAGTATCTATCAAGTTCTTCTTGAATAAACATTACTTTTTACGTAATACCCATGAACAGTTATTTGCATACTCTGGATAAAACGTAGCAGCAACTACTCTTAAAAACTGTTTACCGTATCTATTTGTTAACATATTAAACTGTTCTGGTGTCCAACCGTTAGGATAAGCTTCGTTTAGTTTCATAGCTTTCCTTAAATTAGGTATTTGTATAAAAGTTCCTGTAACTGCAACTATATCGAAGTTTCTTTCTAGTTCTTCTTTTAGTTCCTGAAATCCCCACTCGTATACGTGGTCTTCAGGTAGTTTATCGTTAGACCCGTCATGGTTAGGTGTAGACACGAATCCAAGTGCATTAGGTCTCATAACCCTAGCTACATCATCTAACCATGCAGGAACAAACTCTCTACCCATGTGTTCAATAACTTCCGTAGACCAAAAGAAATCTATACTTTCATCTTCTAGTTTAAACACAGGGTCAACTGTTAAATCTTGTATTACTATTTGTGGATTAAAGTTCTTAAACCATGTAGAGTCCATGAGGTTACCACCTGCGTTCGACCAATATGGTAATTCTTTTTCACAAGCAGGGTCTATATCTGTTCCGTAGAACGACCGTATAACATCAGACTTTTTAATTACATAAGCCTTGTATAAGTTTCTAAGAGCCCAACACTCCCCACAACCAACTTCAAAAGTATCTAAAGGTCTACCTAGTTTTTTAGCTTCCTCTATACACATAGAAGCAATCTTGTCGAAACGACTCATATGAGCTATCTCATCTGGTCGCCAGTTAGCTAACACACCCGCACTAGCTATATCCATTCTTGTATTTTTACTATCGTTTTCATTCACGAGTAGTTTCTTTCTAATTGAAGACATATGTCCCTCCTTTCTTTATTAATAATATACTTTACTTTTTATTCCAAAGTAAAGAACTTTATATTTGAAAACAGCGTGTTGTTTTTGGCTCTATTAAATATAAGTTTTCTTTAGCTCTAGTCATACCGACATAGAACACCCTATTTTCATCATCAGGATTTTTCTGATAATTTTTATAAACTCTTGTAGTTATATCGGTAAGTAATACAACGTTAGTTGCTTCACCACCTTTTGCTGCATGTATAGTCGATAAACGTATTCTAGGTTGTTTTGTAATTTTTTCTCCTCTACGTAACATAGCCCGTATATAACTTATTTCTTTTGGTCTAAGTAATGTAAATACGTCATACCAATGACCAGTTGGTAAATCTGGAAACTGTTCTTGTAATGTATCTATACTGGGTTTTATAGACGCTTCTAATAAATCTAACTTTTTATAATCTTTAACCTTTATATATTTCAATATATTCGCACACTCTGCTAAAGATATTTGTGCTCCTTTTCTTAATTTTTCCCAATTTATAACAGCTCTTACTTTGCTTTCTGGTAAACTTGTTTTACCTTTAACTTCAAAAAACCATCCCTCGTTTCTACAATATTCATCTACTTCTTCTAGTAAGTAGTTTGTTCTGGCTAATACTAACCAGTCGCCTTGTTCCATATTTAATAATGTTATACTTGGCTCCCATCTTACAAGACCTTGTTGTTTTCTTGGGTGCCACGTTTTATGTATTCGTGAGCTAACTTGTGATATACATTTCTTGGCATACTCATGTACGCTTGCAGGTATTCTATAAGATTGTTCTAGCACCATAGCGTTTTTAGAATTACTTATAAGATAGTCAACGTCAGCACCCGCCCACTTGTATATTGCTTGATCATCGTCGCCTGCAACATAAATACGTTTTGCTCTTTCTGCTAGTTTACGCACCACCGCCCACTGTATCGGTGATAAATCTTGTGCCTCATCAACAAACATGACCTCTAGTTTTGGTATAGTTCCTTCGTGTAAAAACTTATGTAGCATATCAGTATAGTCAACTAATAATTTATCTTCTTTAAATAACTTTAGCCCTCTAGCATAACGTTCTAATTCAAACCACCCAACAGCTTCGTCTACATCGTGCCACTGTTCTTCTAACGACACATATCTCATCCTTGCTAAATTTTCTATAAACGCTAACCTGTCGTCGTGAGTCATAGCAAATAAATGACCTTCTTCTGACTGTGTTCTACCTGTTAGTTTTAAATTTAATTTCTCGTTTAGTTCTGCTATATCTTCCCTACCCATTACATTTTCTCTAGTTAATCCTAGTTGTCTAAACGCTAATGAGTGTAATGTTCTAAAATAAGGTAATTCTTTATTAGTTATACCAAACTTTGTCATAGCTCTTTCTTTACCTTCATTTACTGCTTTACGTGTAAAAGTAAAGAAACCTATGTTTGTAGGTTCTGTGCCTGATTCTAATTCTTTTTCTATAAGCTCTAACAGTGTTGTAGTTTTACCTGTTCCAGGAGGTCCAAGAATAACTTGTGTATGGTTTGGTAAAGTCATATGCCTGTTCTAAAAGTTAAGTTTATTCTTTCTCCTGCACCGATCATATCAGGAACTGCATGAGTAGATTTCATTTGACTATGACCATCAAAAATCAATACATCACCATGATTTAAAATATAAGTATCTTCTGTTTTTATAAAATTTTCTGATACTGTATCTATCTCACTTGTGTTTGTTTTTACTTTAACTGCGTTTTGATAATGTCTCCATGTAAAAACTCTTGGAGTACCAAAAGATATAGACACAACTAAGTCGTCTAGTGTTGGTACGGTATCTGAATGATGAGGTATACCTTTGCCGTCTGTGCCGTAGTAACCACATAAACAAAAAGAAAACTCAACATCCATCTTATATTCAGTTGACAACATATGCTCTGTTAAAGTTTTTATTCTAAAAATACGATGGTTATCTGACCATGGACGTCCTTTATAGTTTTTGCCTGCGTATGCAAATGTATTACCGTATCCTGCTGTTTTTCTACCTAAAACTTTATGACCTTTAAACTCTCTTATAGTTGGCTCATCCCATTCAGTAATTATTGGGTTTTGGTTTTTAAAATACTCTGGTTTATAATCTATCATATCTTCATATCATTAAACTCTGGTAAGTCGTGGGGCTCACTTTGAGTTATAAATTCGTTTATATGCCATACATTTACACCTTTGCCTTTTATATTAAAAAAGTATGGCTCTCCCTCTAATTGTTTTAGTTTAGATGTAAGTTTGTTTCTTTGGTATTCTTTAAAATTATTTCTATGTAAATAATCCATCAAATCAGCTAATCTAAAATATGTTTTACCTTTGTTAGTCCAAGGTTTATGTAATAATAACTCATCTCTTTCTCTAGCAGGTCGTTCAGTACAAAAAGCTTCTAGTAACTCCATAAAGTGTCCTTCAGTAGAACTTTCGGCAGGAACTTCTACTATAGTAATAACATCTAATAATTGTTGTATTATTTGTCTCCACACATTGTCTTTAACTTTAGGTGGTATTTTATTAAGGGCTTCCATACATTTACGTTGGAATCTATTTTGATTTAATAAATCATCTGTTTCTAATTCTAATCGACCACCCTCTACATCTAAAAACCATATAGGTGGATCACTGTCTTGTTTTGTTAAATTACTAAATAAAGGTGTTCCACCGTTAGCACCAATACCGTATTTTCTAGTTCTACATAAAGGACTATTACAATGACTAGCTATGGGTTGGTCGTTACACTTATAAAAATAATCTTTACGTTTAAGTTGTTTAATAACTGTTAAAACTTCTTGTGCACCTAAAGGTGGTTGCATGTATTGTATATTTATATCTTCTAACCTTTTTTCCCAATCGTCTGCAAACTTTTTTCTTAAAAACACACCCACATTAAACAAACCTGAATTACGTGTGCCCTTCGGAAAACCCTGCACTACTAAGTGTTGTATGCATGGAGGTGCTTGATCTAACCATTCTTGTTGTTCATTAAGGGGACTAGCTTCTAGTTGTTCTAAAAGTTTTGGTGTTATCTGTATTTTATCTATATATTCTATAAACTCGTTAGGCGTAAGTGCTTGCCCTTCTTCACCATAAGCGTATCTTGTTGAGTTTTCTCCGCCAAAATAAGGCATATTTAATGTGCTACCCCTGTCGCCCCTATCTAATAATAGTTTAGTTTGTTTAGGAAATATTTCTGCTTGACCATAACCTATGGCTGCCGCTACTTGTCTAAGTTTTCTTTGTAACATAGAGGCAGGGATAGGCTCTACTAAGAAAATAAATATATGAGCACCACCGCTTTTGCTTCTACAAAGCACAAGTGGGAGTTGTTGTTGAGCAAGTCGGATAGCAAGACTTTTTAAATCTAATTGATACTCATCAACATCGATGGCTCCCCACACACACTCGTTATCTTCATTTATAGGTACTATCCCTAAACTTTGTTGTCCGTTAAGATGTTTAGTCCATAAGTCTATAACATCTTTTTCTTCTAAATTTTTAGAAATGGTAATATTTTTACCACTAGCTTTACCATCTTCCCGTGTTTCATTGGTAGATGTAAACGTTCCGTATGCAGAACGTAGTCCTGCATACCGTTTTGCGAACGTTTCAGCTAACGACATGGCTACAGTGTAACTGTGTCGTTTAACTGTTCTTCTTTAACTTCAACTTCTCCTGATCTAGCGGCAGTCATAAAAGTTTTAGCAACTTGTGCATCTGCTAAAGAAGTCTGACCTTCTTGGCTTATACTAAAGCTATTCCATGTGCCTTTATCATTAGATTGCGAAGTAGTAGTGAGTCTATAAGTATAAGCAAACATAGGTGCTTCTACGTGTTGACCTTGTGAGTTTTGTACTCTAGCCATTCTCATCATAGTTAACCATTTACGTGCTACACTTAGTTGTGTAGAAGTAAATGCTATAACAGCCTGTTGTGGCTCTGGATCAAGAACTAACACATAGAACTGTGCAGTCTCTACAATCTCATTACCATCTTTAGTATAGAATCTTCTAGACTCTGGGTCTTTTCTACACTCACTTAAAATAGAAATATCATGGTTAGCGTTTACTAAACCACCACCTTTCTCTCTTGGTACCCATTCAATATATTTTTTAACATAAGCACTAGGAACTAAAACAATTCCTTTATCACCTGAATAAACACTGTTAGTAACTGTGTTATAAAGATCACCTGCACTTGCATTATCTACATATGAGCCACTAGCTTTATTAAGTTGTGGCGACATGGGTTGTAAAACTCTGATAAAAGGAATCGCAAAATCCTCTACCGTAGTTTCTTCTAATCCAGTTCCCTCCGATAACAATGTATCATCGAAAGTTACTACATCGGTTGTAGCTTTTGGAGCTACTTCTTTATTTTCATCAATCATGTTCTACTCCTATTTGATGATAGCCTTCGTGCCTATATAGACTCCGAAAGGCTCAGTTGGTATATCATTCCCCGTCGTTAACTGCTCTTTTACAAAAGCTTTTAACGTAGACGGATGAATACTCTGTTTTACCTCTGGCGATAAACCTCTAGATTTAAGAGCTAATACTGTTTCATCAACAATACCACTCTCACCACGACCAAATTTTAAAGAAACTTCGTTCTTTATAATTCCTTCATGTCCGTTTTCTAAAAGCCATTGGTAAGCTTGTTGCTGATTAGCTTTTGAAATATGAGCGGCATAGAACTCGTTAATAGATATCTTTTCTCCTGTGGATAAAGTTATCTGCGTAAGTCCTGCTGCTGACATAGCGTCAGGTAGCTCTTGTTCTTGGCATAATCGCAATTCTTCTTTTTTAGCTTTCAACATATCTTCTATTCCTGAAACTTCGTTTGCAAGATTTAATTGTTTTTGAGCTAAACTAGAAACTGTAGCTAATTCATTGTCGGTAACTTCACTATCCCATGAGTCTGGTTTAGTATCACCAACAAGTTCTTCAAAAGTAGGTTTTTCACTCATTTAGTTCTCCTTTCTGATGTATATCTATTTCTACAGGATAATACAAGCCTTCTTGTTTATCCCACTTTAATATACTATATTTACCTCGATTAAAAAATGCAGCTAAAGAACACGCTACGCCAATAGCCGCAGGGTCTCCTATTAACAATAAGTAATCGCCCTCTTTATAGTCTTGTAGTAGTTTTTTCATTCTACGAACAGAAGGTCCAGAGCTTAACATGATTTGTGCGTTAGAAGGTAACAAAACTTCAAAGTCGCCGTACTGTCTAGCACCTGCGATATTTCGTCCTGGAACTTCTTGAACAACATATACTGTCATTTTTTTCTCCTTTCTTATTTCTAGGCTATTAATATATAGGCGACTAATACCAAAGTAAAGTTATTAGTATTAATTATTTTAAAAAGATTTTATTTTATATAAAAAATTTTTTAAGATTTACTAATATCGTTAATATTTTAATAGATTCTGTGGATTACCCTCTACTAATCGGATAAGAAGATTATTATTTTGGGCTATATTTTCTATTAGATATAGATTATATTATTACTTAGAAATTAGAAAGTTAAGATGGAAATAAATTATAAGTTTAAAACTAAACCATACGCACACCAATTAAAAGCGTTGAAAAAATCGTGGAGGAAGCACGAGTACGCATATTTTATGGAAATGGGTACAGGTAAATCTAAAGTATTAATAGATAATATTGCTATTTTATATGATAAGGGAGTTATAAATTCGGCTATTATAATCGCTCCTAAAGGAGTTTATAGGAACTGGTTAGAAAAAGAAATACCAGCACATATGCCTGATCACGTAGAATATAAAACGGCTATTTGGAATCCTGCACCTAACAAAAAACAAAAGAAAGATTTAATTGAATTATTTGAACCGTGTTATGAACTTAAAATACTTATTATTAATGTCGAAGCGTTTAGTACTAAAAAAGGTGTAGCTTATGTTGATAAGTTTATTATGGGTAATTTATGTTTGATGGCGGTAGATGAATCTACAACAATAAAAAACCCGAAAGCACAAAGAACTAAAAATTTAATTAAACTAGCGGTAAATACAAAGTATCGTAGAATACTTACAGGTTTCCCTGTTACACGCTCACCACTTGATTTATATAGTCAATGTGCTTTCCTTAATACACACTTGCTTGGATACGGCTCCTTTTATTCTTTTCAAAATAGATACGCACAAGTTATGAATAGAAAACTAGGAACACACAGTTTTAGACAAGTCGTAGGTTATCAAAATTTAGAGGAACTAACTTCATCTTTAGATAGTTTTTCTTATAGAGTTTTAAAGAAAGAGTGTTTAGATTTACCTGATAAAATCTATACAACTCGTGAAGTAGAATTAACACCTGAACAAAAGAAAGTTTATAAAGATATTGCAAAGTATGCCATAGCTGAATTAGAATCGAATGAAACAGTAAGTGTAACTTCAATACTTACACAAATACTTAGATTACATCAAGTTGTTTGTGGTTTCGTAAAACACGATCAAGGGGAAGAAGTTGAAATTAAAAATAATAGGTTAGATGAACTTATAAATATTTTACAAGAAACACAAGGTAAAACTATTATATGGGCGAACTATCAATACGATATAAAAAGAATATTAAAAACTTTACAAGAATTTACAGGAACAGATAGTGTAGCTACTTATTATGGTGAAACACCTGATGAAGAAAGACAAGAAATTATACGTAGGTTTCAAGACCCTAATTCACAACTACAGTATTTGATTAGTAATGTACAAACAGGTGGTTACGGTATTACATTAACAGAAGCTAAAAATGTAATTTATTATAGTAATAATTACGATTTAGAAAAACGTTTACAATCTGAAGACCGTGCTCATCGTATAGGACAAAGTAATAAAGTTACCTATATCGATTTAGTTGCTAAAGGAACAGTTGATGAAAAAATTGTAAAAGCACTTAGAAGTAAACTTAACTTAGCTCAAGAAGTATTAGGCGACGAAAAATGGAAAGATTGGATTAAGTAATATTTCTTAAATAATTAGCCCTAGCGTTTACATCACCACCGTCAGCCATAAAACCCATTTGGTTTCTTACACCTACATCAAGTTTTTGTAAGCCTTTATTACCTTCTGGTATTGGTCTAAGTGGACCACCGCCTTCCATCATTTGTGGTTCACGTTGACTACCCTCTATACTTTGCATTATTATGCCTTTTGCTCCGTCTATAATATTTAGAGCTAGTTGAGGATCACCTTGTGATCTTTGTATAACAGCTGAAGCTAAATTTTGTGCGTCTTGTCCTGCGTCTACAGGCTCAGGTCTTTCTGCTACCATTTCAGGTGCTTGATCTTGCATTAGTTCTGGAGAGGGTGCTGTTGGCGGCATAGGTGCTGGACCTGCCATAGGTGCTGGACCTGCCATAGGTGCTGCTCCGCCACCTTGTCTAAGTTGATCTAGTTTACTCATTATACCTTGTTGCATCATAGTTTATCTCCTTGGCTTAAATGCATTTTGGAATACTCTTGTTGTCATTATATCCCCTTGTTGACTTTGCGGCAACCGCATAATACCTTTATTTAAACGCCCACCAAATTTTTTCTCTAAAGGCTCACTAAACAAATAACTCATATCATCTCTTGGGTTTTCAGGCTGTTGAAAAAATATAGGATCTCCTGGACGAAAAGGTGGGTCTTTTGGAGGAACAAAAATTGGTGGTGGTGGTTTTGGAGGAAATACAGGAGTTGGTGGTTTCGGAGGCATAGGAGTTGGTTCTGGTTGACCGTATTTTCCTGGAGCTCTCCCAAAGCTGTCGATAGAAAGTCCTGACGGAAGTTTAAATGCAGGTACACCACTTTCAAAAGATGTTGGTCGCTCGTAATAAGGTCTTTTTTCTTCGACAACAATAGGACCACCTCCTGGTGGTGGTGGCGGTGGCGGTGGCGGCGGTGTCGGCTTAACAGGAGGTAGTGTCGGCTCATATCCTGGAGGTGGTGGCACAGGTCCTCCGTAAGAAGGTGGTGGTCTATATCCTGGAGGTGGTGTTGGAATAGGTCCAACAGGGGGCTCTATAGGTGGTTGATATATTGGATCAAATGGATCTACTGGACCTGCTCCAGGATCAAGACTAGGACCACCAATAGATGGTGGTGGCTCAGGTTTTTCTGATACAGGCGGGTCAAAAATAGGGAAATAAGGGTTTTCTATAGGAGCGTCTGGTGGTGGCATAAATTCTTCGGGAGGTATAAAAGGTGTTGGCTCAATAGGTCCTAGATCATCTATCGGATTAAAAGGCACACTAAATTCATTAGGCATAGGAGATACTATCATGTCGCTTGGGAGTTCTTCAACTATAGGGGATTGCATAAACATAGGGTTATCAGAAAAACCCCCAGTAGACATAAAATCGTTTTCTATTTCTCTAACACGATTATCTTTAAAATCAGCTACGTCTGCTTCGTACTGATCTCTTGCTTTATTTCTAGATATATTAGCGTCTCGCCTAGCGTTTGCTAATGAAAGAATGCCGTCTCTATTATTTAATAACATCATTTTCTTCTATTGTTCATATACTCTGTAACTACATCGAGTATTGCTTGTTCATCTTCTAATGTAAGTTCTTCTTTTTGATTTATTTTTAGTTCTTTTAGTTTTGTATCATAATACTGTAACTCATTTCCAAAATCTTGCATATATACATTATTATAAGCACTTAAAAAATTGGCGAATTGTTGTATTGACATCCTACCTTCTGCTGCTCTAACTACTTGTCTAGCAAGTTTTGGATCAGCTATTATTTGTCTAATAAACTCTTCAGAACGAGTGTTCATAAGTAAATCAAGGGCAGTAACCCTTCTACCTGTTTGCGTAAGCGGTGGTATTAACATTCTTTGTAATAATTTAAATCCAGGAGCTGCTGAAGTTTGATCAACATTCATCATTGCTAAAGTTAACCCTTCAGAAGGGTCAAGCCCAACTTCTCTTTGTACTAAATCATTTAATAATTTAAAAGCTTTTATATTATCTGCAGAATCTTTTCCTAATAATTTACCAAAAGATTCTTCAAAAGTTAATCTACCTGCTAGTTCATCTGGTCCGAAACCTTCATTTAAAATACTGTTTAGAGCTTGTGGGTTTATTTCAAACTGACCTCCTGCTCCTTTACGTAAGCCTAAAAAATCTCTTAATAAAATATTTCTTGTTAGTGCTGCGACTTGTTCTTCTAAAATAGGATTATCACCTATAGTAGTCATTAAAAAATCTATATCATTTTGTAGTTGTCCGCTACTTCTAACATCAGACCCTGCTCTAATAATATTATTTACTATATCGTAAACAGGATTAACAGAATCTACATCTACTCCAAAAGTATTTTTTAAAACATTTATTTGACGGTCTTGTATTTCTATTTTTCTACCAACTTTATCTAGCTGATTTTTGTTTAATATCGTTCCAAAATCATCTTTAAATATTGCATCTAACGTGCCTTTGTTTTTACTTATAAAATCTTTTACGGCTTTATTATTTTGTAAGGGAGTATTATCAGGTTTTATTACTGTGTTTCGTATATAATCTAACATTTCTTTTTGTACATAAAAAACGCCATCATTACCACCACTTTCTAAAACTTTAATAAAATCAGTAACAGGTGTATTAATTCTAGCACCAGCTTGATTAGTGTTTAATAAAGCAGGAATTAATTCTTCTGGTCTTTCGTTAGCTATTAATTGTTTTAAAACTTGATTATTAACGTCGGCATACGCTTGATCCATTTCTCTATAAGCTAATGTTAAATCATCACCAAAGTTGTTTTCTCTCCTATATTCTCGTATTTTATCTAAATCTTTTTTATTATAGTTAGTTCTTACAGTTATACCTAAACGTTTAGCTACTTCATCATTAAAACTTTTATCTATTTGTTTATTTATATTTTTTATACCTTCACGAGCAAAAACTCTTGATCCTTGAATTTTAGAATTTACCCTTAATTCATTTAAAACAATTTGTAACTCGAATAACTCTCTTAACGTAAAATCTGGACTTTTAAACACAGCACTACCATCGGGGGATTGACCTGCTAATCTATATAATAATGTTTTTTCTTTATTACCTAATCCTAATGTTTGTTCTATTTCTTTAACAACTTCTTGTCTTTTAAAGTGTTTTGTTGTATTGTTACGCAACATTTTAAATTCTTTAGCAATATTTTTAGTAAAACCTGCACCTGTAGAAAATTCTGCATAACGTGGGTCATTAAGTATTTTATTGAAATTGTCTTGATAGTCTTTTAAATAATTATCTCTAACGGCTGCTAAGTTAGAGGTCGTTTTCGGTAAAATATCTGCATCACCTTTAACAGTTTTATCGAATAAAGTTGTATTTGGTGTAGGTATACTTTCATCAGCTTCTCTAAGAATACGGTTAATAGCTGCTGACCCTTCTGTAACATATCGATCTATTTGTTCTTGGGCACTAGCACGAACTGCTTCATCAACTTCGGTGCCTGTAGGTATATCTTTTAATGGTTTACCTTCGAATTCTTCACCTAATTCTCTCATTAATAAATTTATAACACTTTGATTACCGCTTTTCATTTCCTTATATAAACCCGTTAGTTTTGGGTCTTTTGCTAATTTCAGCCATATAAATTCTAAATCTGCTGCGTCTTGATCTAATGGATTAGCTCCTGCTAGGGAAGGGTTATAACCTTTATATTCTTCACCTGCTTCTTTTACAAAATAACGTATTTGATCATTTATTTCGTCTACGGTTGCAACATCTACACCATAAATAGTTCGTTCTGCACCTTTACGTTGTAAAACAGCACCTTGTCTATCTATTACTGCTTGTATTTTAGCTAATACATCCGCAGGAATTAATTCGCCTGATAACGCTCTATAAAAAGCAGGTACAACTTTCATAGCGGTGTTTACAAGACCTGTCCCTACTCCCGCCCAAAGACCCATTACTTGTGCTTCGTCTACTATTTCTTCTATAGTAAGGTCGTTATAACCTTGTTGTTGACCATAAATTAACCTAGCTACATCACCACCTACAGCACCTGCAGTAGAACCTGCTGTTGTTTTTAAAATATTTTTACCAGCCTCCCATACACTTGTAGAGCCTACACCCGCACCTCTGGTGAATGCAGCAGAAGCAGCAATTCCTCCGATATCCCCTATTATTGCAGGAGATTCTTGTATAAAAAATTTTCTTATATCGTCTCTCGTTAATCTAGGGTTTCGTAATATTTGATATTGATCGCTACCTTCTGGTTTAAATCTAAAACCTAAATCAGGCTTTGATGGGTCTACGTATAATAGATCACCTTTTATATCTGATTTATCTAAGACATATTGAACGTTTTCTTTTGATAACTTTCTAGGTCCAAAAGCTAATAAATTATAAAATTCTCTTTCTTTTGTTTTGTCTTCGAATTCATATGGGTTATCAGGGTCTATACCATAACTTGCTATTCTTTGCCTCTTTTTAAAACCTATAGGTTCTTTAGTTTCAAAAGGTACATAGCCTTGTGGAAAATTACCACGTACCCCTGCTTCTATTTGTCTTTGCATTGCTGCAAATGTTTCAGGTTCACGTTCTTCTAAAGTATACGAAATAGGAGCTATATTGTATGTTTTTAGTTTTTCTTCTATTACGGGAACAGCTTGTAATATTCTATTATAAGTTTCTGCATCAAGATTGCCTGCTTGTATTTCTCTATTTCTTGTATTTTCATCTCTAGCTATAGCTAAAATTTTAACTTCCATTGGTGACAATACACTGCCATAAGTTAAATTAGGATTATTATTTAAAGGTGAACTATAAACTGCATCTATAACTTCTTGTGTTGCTTGTTGGCTCATTTTTCTTCTACGCCAAGAATATTGTCTAAAGAACTGTTCAGATCAAATATATCTGAGCTACCCCCAGATGGAGTAAAAGTTGATCCTTCTATCATGTACGTATTTGCACCTATTCCTGGACGTCGTACATTAAATGGTCTAAAAGTATAATCTGATAAAGCTAAACTATAGGTATCGTCATTTGGCAAATAAAAATCAGATAAAAAAGATTGTACATAAGGATCATCTATTTCTAATTTCATCTTAGGAAATTGTTGTTGTATACCTAGTTTTATAGAATTATCTACTTGATTAATACTGTCAGCTACAAAACTTTTTAAATTTGCTACTAAAACTTCTGGGTTAGTCGTTTGCCCTAAACCTACAATTTGTATATGGTACGCTAAATCTTTATCAGAAAGTGTTCTACCTGTTTGTCCGTTAACTGCTGCTGCTACGTACGCTAATTGTAAAAATCTTGATCTAGCTCTAACGTCATTATAAATAGTTTCACCAAATAATTCTTTAAGGTCTTTTTTAGTCTCAACCACTAACATACTTTCAAACTGTGCTAAAGCTTGTTCTTTAGCTTCGTCTGTTGCATTTTCGTCATTTAAAACTTTATATAAATTTGCAGATATTTGACCGTCACCTACTCGCCCATAACTACCACCTGTTTTTTCAGACGTACCGAATAAACTTTCGCCTGTAGGTACCCCCATAACTTTGCCTAATTCGCCTACTTCTCTATTTACTCTATCAGCAAAATTTACTATATCTGCTACAAAAGTTCCTGGAACTATATCATCTTCAGATAATCCTTCGTATTGTTCTATTAAAGGAGTTGCGATACTTATTAAACCATTTAAAGAAGCTTCTTTTTCATAAAAAGCACCAAAAGTTTCATCTATAAATTCTACATTTGGGTTTTTAGGTATAGTTACATTACCTGTACCTGTTTTTAAAATATAATTTTCATCCGCAGTAACATAGCCCTCAGGTGTTAAAATTTCTAAACGACCTGATGGACTTTCTCTCCTACCTTGAAAATATGGGTTTCGTTCTTTTTCTGCAAGTCTTTTATCTATTAATGTTACTGGACTATAAGTTACTTTTTGCGGTTTTAAGTATTCTTTTATAAGTTGCCCTCTTTGCGTATTTATATTTGTATCTCTTACGTCTTCTGCTTGTCTTAATTTTAATGCAGATGAAACATAATCTTTAGCACCTCTACCTAATTGTGAAGCAGCTACTAAATCTACAATATCCATACCTCTAAAACCACCTACATCACGTTGTGGACCATAAGCTGTATAAGCTGCATATTGGGCTTGATCTTCTAAACTAGGAGCTGTAGGGTCAGCGTTTATACTTTTGTAAAACTCGGGTGCAGATAATGTTTGTTCAGGTTGTCTTCTTTGTTGTACAACTTGTTGTAACAAACGTGGTATTAAAGGCAATATACCGCCTATTTTTTCTTCAAGTTCTGGTTCTGGTGTTCTACGTACAGGACCTCTAGCAGTTGGAAACGATGGTCTTGCCTGTGGAAGTTGTATAGGTTGTATACCCGTAATTCCTTGTTTATTAGTAAATGTTGGAAAAGGCGTAAATTTCATAAATATTTTTAAACAATTTGTCCGTAAGGTTTCATTCCACCTGTAATACCTGTTCCAAACGATGGTCCTGCTCCAAACGATGGTCCTCTAAAATTAAATCCAGGACTACCACCTGCAAACATCATACCACCACCTATACTTGGTAATCCACCGCCCTGCATACCTGCTGTGCTTTCCAACTGTGTGTTAGTTCCTTGTTGGAAAGGTAAAAAGTTTTGATTAGGAAGTCCACCCATAACAGCTCTTGGAAGGTAACTTGGCTGTGTTGTAGGATCACCACCAGCATAACCGTAACCACCTGCTAAAGGACCAAGCGAAGCGGTTAGTGAACCTAAGTTTTGTATTAATTGCATAGGTAAGTTGTATTGACCTGTAAAGTTTTGATACGCTAAATCCATTAAAGATTGTTGTCGACCTCTACCTAACCCACCAAAACCCATAGTTCTTTGTATATCTTGTGATTGTAGTTGTGGGAATAATTGACCTAATCCTTGAAAATTAGACCCTATACCTGCGATTTGTCCTGCACCTTGTAATCCTCTACGCTGTGCTTGTTCATAAGCATTCGATGCAAGTTGCGAAGCTTGACCGAAACCACCACTTCTAATTTTACCTACGGCTTCTGCTGCACCTCTACCTGTTTGTCTAGCTAGTTCTTCTTGTGCGATTCTACCTCTAGAACCACCAAAAGCTCCTTGACTTACGGCTCTATCACGTAAACCTTTATCCTGTGTAGCATAGTTTCTATCTATATCTGTTAACGTTTGTTGAACAACGTCTTCTTCAAATGGATTATAAAACCTATCGATTCTACTAGGGTCGAACTCACCTGTACTCGCAGATGTTTGTAAAGCAGCTCTATCAAAAAGTTGACCTGACCTATCTAAATAAGGTCTATAACTACCGATAGCAGCATCAGACATTTGCATAGCAGCTAATTCTCTAGGATCAAAATCAGCTACTCTATCGCCTGTGTACGTAAATGGGCTACTATCTTCTCTACCTAAATTAGCAAACTGGTCTCTAAAATAAGATTGTGCATAAGGGAATATTGTTCCCGATAATAAACTTCCTATATACCCTGCGGGGGCTTGACTGGAATATTCTTGTTCTTCTCTACTAGCCATATACTCTATTGCCTCTATTATTTAACTTTTCTAGTGCAGCTATGCCTTTATTATGGTTACCACCACCTACTAAATCTACCGTAGCTTTAGATAACATAAACTCACCATCACTAGCCATTACAGGAATTAAATCATCTTTAGGTCCTCCTGGACCGTCAAGTTCTCCACCGCCTAACATAGGTTTAAACATTTTTCTATCTAAAACGCCACCGCCTTCCATACCTTTCAATAAAGACATTTGATATTCTCTATCTTTATTAGATATCATTTTACCCATTTGCGTAGTAGGTTGTGCTAAAAGATTAGCTATATCTAAATCTGACAAAGTTGCACCTTCTAAAAGTTGTGAATAGTACTCTCTATCTTTATCCGATATTCTTCTACCTTGTTGAGTGTTTGCCATAGCTAACATTTCAATAACTTGATTCATGTCAGCATCCGATAATGTTTTACCTGTAGCACCGCCATTATTCATACCTATAGGTTTAAATTGTAATCTTCTTCTATTTGCATTACCTGCAGGCGGTAAAGTTCTAGTACTTACTCTACTCATACCAGGATCATCATCGTCATCAAACAGTTTCATAAGTGTAGTTGAACCTATACTTCCTAAACCTTCTGTTACAGCTTCTTGAACCTTTGGGTCTAACTCTGCAAATTTTGCTAAAAATTCTTCGTAACGAGATAGTTCAGGCATAGGTACATCTATATCTGCAGGATCAAGATTCATACTTAAATCAGGCATATAGTTATTAAGCATACTAAGTATAGGTATATCGTTTATTAAAGATGCTAAACCAGCAAAACTTCCACCATTTGACATTTTTCTAACTAAACCACCTACATACATTCCTGGAATACCAAATTCTTGCAAATCTTCTAAACTAACACCTGCTTTTTCTAATTCAGCCATAATCATATCTTGATCTGCTTGCGAAGGTGTAGTAAAGTCTGTACTTGTAAACTCATCAAAATCTTGTACAGTACTTCCTGTTATATCTTGTATTTCTGTTTCAGGTCCAGGAGTAAGTGATGGTGCTGTACCCGTACCTATTTGTTTAGGCATTTTAGGGTCACCTATAATCTTTTTACTAATAAGATTTGTTCCTACGCCTATAGCTATAGCTGTAGCGATACTAGCCATAGTCATAGTACGTTCTCCATTATTTTATCTATTTGTTTTATATCAAAACCTTCTAACTTTAGTTCTGCAAAATCATCAACGACTACTTCATTAACAATATCATCTACATTTAAACAATCTGTTTTATGTACTGTTATAAAAGTACATTCTTCGTGTACATACAATACTCTTTTTGTTCCTGCTTCTGTAATACCGTGATGTGGTGCTTCTATATGGTCTACGCCTTTATCACTATAAATAGATACTTTTCCTGATAAAATAAAATAAGGATGATTTTTTGCGTGGATTTTAGTAGCAACTAATAATCCTGCTGGCATAACAATTTTACGTATATATTGACCGTCTGCGAAATCGTGCGTTACTGCTCCTTCTGTTTCGCCTCTAATTTGTTTATTTAAGTTTTGTTTATTGTTTTCTACGCAATGCTGTGCAATAGCTACTTCGAACTCTTTAATTTTATTTTGAAATTGTTTTTTATTTTCCCTATAATCTAAAAACTCACATGCATCTTGGTATGTAAGTTTTGTATTATTTCTTAAAGATAAAGCCATATTGTACTATTCCTCAGCGTGTTTTCACGTTATTGCGAGTTAAAGCTCACCTCGTAAGCTGCAGCACAAAATGGCTGATATACTGATTATATATCAAACTGTATAGATTTTTAAAGGTTTTTCTTTACCTTTTACTTTAATAGGTTTTAATGATTGAAGCGTATATCCACAATATTTTTCTGTTTCTTCGCCTATAAGTATATCTACACCTGCTTCTTTTGTAGCTGATTCTAACCTTGCTGCCGTATTTACAGCGTCGCCGATAGCCGAATAATCAAACCTAGTATCACTACCCATATTACCTATAACAGCTTCTCCAGTATTAACACCAACACCTATAGCTACGCCGATATCTGCTGCTATTATGTTTTCTTGTATCTCTTTCGCACAATCTACAGCTATATTCTCATGATGTTGTAAATCAAGTGGTGCATTGAATATAGCCATCATTGCATCACCTATATATTTATCAACCATACCTCCATATTTTTTAACTGCATCAGACTGTATAGTAAGTGCTTTATTCATTATTTTTGTTACTTCTTCAGGTTCTAACGTTTCTGATAGTGCAGTAAAGCCTCGAACATCTGTAAATAGAAAAGTACAACGTCTTTTTTCACCACCTAATTTCAGTAAGTCTGGGTCTTGTTGTAAACGTTTTACCTGTCTAGGGTCTAGATAATGTTCGAATTGTTTTTTAATTTGTAGCCGTAACTTATATTGTTCTCTAAATCGTAGGTAAAACGCTACACTTGCAGTTATAAAACCACTTACTAAAGCCCATGTAACGTCTATTAAAAAACCTTGACCTATCGTATAAACGCCGTAAACGCCCGTAGCCGTTATTAAAGCTAAAGTAATACCTAAGCCCCAATAAATACCTAAGCGTACTATAGCGATCCATATAAGGCTTATTAAAACTAAAACTATACTAAGCTCTACAACTAAAGCGTAATCAGGTATATACGGGCTATTTTGTATAAGAATACTTTCTGCAAGTGCTGTTTGTATTTTATGAGGTTCAACAAGTCCAACAGGCGTAGCGATTTGCGGCATTACACCATTAGCTGTAACACCAACAATAACAAATTTATTATTAACTTCCATTTCTTGTAAATCTGTTTGTGGTGTATTTACCCAACTAATCCATTTACGACCTAAACTATCTGTTTTAATTGGTGGTATACCTTGTATGGATATTTCTTCTATACCGTTTTCGTTAGTTTTTATAATATAAGTTTTTATACCAAACAATGATTTATATATTTGTGTACCAAAACTAGGTATCCATTCGTTGTTAGGTGTTTTAACTAATAAAGGCATTCTTCTTACTAGCTGATCAACATCAGTAGGAGCTATGGCTAAACCCTGCAGAACTTCATCGTAAAATGAATGGTTAGCCTTAACTCCTGAACTAATAATACCACCTACACTATTGCCTAGAACAACTGTTCCAGGAGAAGCAGGATAAATACCTTTACCGTCTTCGAACATCGCAATAACAGAAGGAGCATAACCTAACGACCTAGCTAGATCATTATCGCCACCAAATCTATCGGCTTGTGGAAAAGATATAGCCCAACCTACACCTATCGCACCTTTAGCTAAAAGCTCCATGTTTATATCAGCTAAACGCTTACGAGGAAAAGGATAACCACCTTCACGCTCTACATCTTCTTCAGTAATATTTAGAATTACAAAATTACCACTAGGCTCTGGTGTTTGTATAAACGCATCATAAGTTTTTAATTTAAGTATTTCTAACGGTGTGGTTTGGAATATTAGAGGAAGTGTTAATAAAACAGTAAGTGCTAAATATATTTTTTTCATCCGCTACCTTGTGTAATAGTTATAACAGAGTCGCTACCGCCGTTTATCTTAATTATATTAGATACTCCGTCTTGTATCAAAATAAGCGTATAAGCGTTACCAGAATTTAAATCAAGCTGTAAATTTTGGTTTACCTTTCTTTGTAAACTAATTACTTGACCTGCAATTATTGTTGTTATTTGTGTTTGAGTATCTTGTCCAAAATTAGTGCCTGTAAGGTTTATACTAGTTGCTAAACCTAGTTGTTCTTCTTCTTCCTCTACCCCTAAAGCGTCTATAACATCAAGTAAATCTTCTAAAAAATTAACATCTAAATAATTTATATCTAGTTCTGTAAACTCTAAATTACCTTCTTCTAAAAAATCTTCAGCTAGATAATCAATATCTAAATCATTAAAATCTAAAACACTATCGTTTTGTGTTGTGCTTGTTTCTTCTTCTTGTATAGTTTCTTCTTTAGGTGGTGTAACTATTAGCATATTATCTATAATATCTAAAGATAAATCTAAAATTACTGGTTTTGTTGGTGCTGCTTCGAAAACACTTACTGTCGTGGCTTGATAGGGTTTATTAAGTAAAACGGAGCCCATAGCCGTTACTACTTCTATTTCTCCACTAGATAAACCGAAAGGGTCTGGTAGAAGTATTATTAAACTTCTACCTAACTCGTCTACCGTAGCAGTAAAATCAGTTCCACGAATTGCAATATTTGCTGTTGGTGTACTAAGTTTTATATTTTGTTTATCTATACGTTGTAAATTACCTGTTATAAACCTAGCTGTACCTAAAGCAAAATTAAGGGACATTTTAGATTTACTAGGATCAGGGTCGTATATATATTCGTCTATTACAAGTTGTGAATGTTCTGTAAGCCTTACAACAGAATCATCAAGGAATTTAATACCTAAACGACCATTACTCGTTATGGCTTGATCATTGCTTTGTATTGCAAAATCTAACTCTGCACTATACGGCTGATCACGAACTATCTGAGCGTTACCCGATAATTCAGCAATATCACCTATATCAACAACTAGTGCTTGTACCGCCGTCGTCTTGAACCACACAGACAGTACCATTAGAACCAGTAGATGTGATTTTGAGCCAATCAAGTGCCAAAGTTGAAGATTGCGTAATATCGAATGTTCTGCTATTACCTGTTTGGTCAAGATAGAAATAACCTCCCGCATAACCACTTCCTTCAAAATTTACTGTGTTGCTATCTCCATCTACGTCAACGTAACTTGTACCTGTATCGTAATTAATATCAAAATCAAAAACGTTGCTATCGCCTTGAATAATCCAATCTAGGTCTGTAGTACTTGCTAACGCTGTAGTAGCTAAATCTAAAGTAAATGTATTAGAACTACCTGTTACATCTACGTTTAGATCAGAATTATCTGCACCGTAGGTATTTGTAGGATCAACTTGTATAGTAAAAGTATTGCTATCACCATCAAACTCAAAAAAGCCTGTTAAACTATCTGCTAAAATATCACCTAAAAATTTGTTGCTATCACCTATTTGGTTAATATCCAAAGTTAAAGAATCGCCATCTAAATCTAAAGCTGTTAAAGTTCCAGCTACAGAATTTAGACCACCAATAATATTAGATGAACCAAGTTGTTCTAAATCTATGTTAGCAGTTGCTCCTGATTGATCAACATATATTTCATTGTCTGCTATAATCAGAAAAGGTAATACTAAAATAAAACTAATTAATCTATTCATATTTTTTCTCCCAATATTTTCTATCATACCCTATTTTTATTATTTCCAAAACAGCATCTTCAATCGCTCTTTGTAAAGCTATTGTTACTGAATCATTTTCTACGTCACCACCTTCTAATTCTACTAATTCTGTTCCTGCTTCTATAAATTTAAAAACGTCTTGTGATTTTCCGTAACTATAAATTTGTTTACTAACTAAAACATCTATCAACACTTCTCCTGTAGCTACACTAACCATACGTAAAGATAAAGTTACGCTATCTATCCTGTATTGTTTACTTGCTCCTAGACCTAGATATCTAGCTCCAACACCACCGCTTTTAATATTAGTGTCATAACCAACTACAGCTCCTTCCATAAGAACGCCTGCAAATAATAAAGGCATTAAAGGTTTTGCATCATCTTCATCTTGTCTAGCAGAACGTATTAATTGTCTTTCTTTAGTTAGGTTATCTAAACCAACTCTTTCCGCTACTCTAAAAAAGTTTCCATCAGCTGTATGTTTTAATGCACGAATAAGAAGATGATTTGGTGCTTGGGTTATAGCACTACTAAATAAAGCAAATTCACTATTGCTTTTACGTTGACCTGTTTGATCAGTAAATGCTGTTGGGTAAACAGCAACAACTATGGGGTTTTTAGGAACTGCTACTTCTAATAATTGTTGTGATTGTATTTCTAAAACTTTAGGTAAGTTTTCTATGTAAGGCTCTCTTTCTACACACTTTCTATAAACCGTGCCTTCTAAAACTGTTTTATATTTAAGACATTCGCCTTTTTGTTCAAACTGTTGTAGTACGGGAGCTACGCTACAACTAGAAAGAAAAATCACCAACAGGCAACTGTATCGTTGTAATATTTCCATCTGGGTCTGTTATTGTTAAAGTTATAATTCCATCTACAATACTGTATTCAATAGTATTACCTTCTAATTCTAATGTACCACTATCACTTGGAGTTTCACCGAATAAATTTTCTACAAGTTGTCTAGATAACTGTGCATAAATACGGCTCTCAAGATTTCTAATAAATCTAGCAAGTGTTGTGTTTTCTTTATCTCTTTCTATTTCATCTTGTAAAGCTTTAATTTCTGCTTTAATAGTCATTTTTCTATTAAACTCTTGGTTTTCAATAGTTAAATAATGTGATGACGTATTAACACCACTAAAGCTAGGATTTTTAAATTTGAAAGTTATGGTATCTGCTTTTACATTAATTACAAAAACACCTAAAAACAGAATAACACCTATTAACGCTATTATTCTTAGTAACAACTGTTTTTCTGCTTCTTCTTTTTCTATTTTAATCTTTTCTTTGGTCATCTCTATCCGCCTTTGCTAATCTATCAGACTGCATAAGTTGTGGAACACCTAGTATAGTCTTTAAAAGTGTGTCTTGCCTAATTATTTCATTATCAACAGAACGAACTCTATCTATAAGTGCTACTAATATACCGTGTTGTGAATCTAGTTTTTGTCCTAATCTTTCTTCTATTTCAGATATTTGAGCAGATACTTTTTCATCAAGAACATCTACTTTGGTTTCCATACCGTCAATTATTTTATTTATAAGTTTCCAAATAAATAAACCTAACCCTAGTGCTGCTGCTATTGGAAAACCTACTTCATTAATTAAGGTTACTACTGCTTCCATTAATAATCACCCCAAACTTTAGTCTTTTTTCCTCCGTCGTATTTAACAGCGTGTCCTTCGTCTATAAGCATCTGACATATATCTTTGCCATCTTCTGTATAAGGTATACCAAGTATACGACCATACTTACCTTTACCTAGTGATTGAACTTTCATATTACCACAACAAAGTTCTTTTAATCTTTCTTTAGCAGCAAGACCTAGTTTCTTTTCTGCTAAATCTCTAGTTCTAGATTCAGGTGTATCAATACCTGCTAGTCTAACTCTTTGTTTATGAAGTTTTACATCAAAACCTAAATCTAATATACAATCAAACGTATCTCCGTCAACAACCCTATCTAAAGTTGCGTTATATACAAATGCATCTGGTGCTTTTTTACTCATTTAACATTTCCACCTTTTACGTGCTTGACGTAATCTTGAATTAGGATTTTTTGCTGCTTTTGGAAACTTTTTCATCTGTCCTGCACTTCTAGCACAGTAAGACTTTCTTCTTTTTGCTGCTTTACTTCCTTTTTTAACTTTACCTGTAACTGCTGTTTTTAATTTACTTCCAGGATTTTTTCTCCTGTAAGCTTTTACGCCTTTCTTAGTCATACCTGCTCCACTTTTCGTAGGTCGGTAATTCGCTCCTTTACCTTTGGTGGTGCGTCTTATAGACTTTTCTTTGCGTTTTTTAGCCATTATTTTTTCTTGCTTCTCTTTTTAGGTTTTTTAGCTGTTTTAGCAGAACGTTTAAAAGCTGCAGCAGTAGGTGCACCTTTAGCTCCTTTCTTACGCATTTTTCTGCCTTCTTTACGTTTTTTATTTATATTGTAATAAAGACCTTTTTTAGCTCGTCTGCCGTCTTTAGTGGTGTGATATTTACTTTTAGCTCTAGCCATACTTATCTCCTTTTTTTCTTCATTTTCTTTTTATAGGCTTTAGCTGCTGCTTTTCCTTTTTTAGTATATGAAAATTTTTTATTACCTACTTTTGGCATATTATTCTCCTTTATTATGTAATTTATCAGCGTAGTTTTGCCAAGATTTTTCTATAAATCTATCAATCCATGCTAATAATTTTTGTTTAATCTTGCCCTCCTAAGAGAACTCTATCTCTAAGTCTAGTCGCTCTTGGTCCTACTTGTGTAGCCCAACGACTATCCATCATTTCAACTGCAGCAGTTTCCCAATTATGTTCTTCTAATGCGGTTAAAAACTTTTTAAATTTTAATAACCTAGTTATACCTAAATTAAAACCCATGTTTGCTAAAACTCTTTTTATATCTTCTGGTAGGTGTATCCACCATGATAAATTTCTATCTAATTCTTTTGTTACTGTATTAATATCGTTTTCAAAACATTTTTTAATTCTGTCGTTAGAAACAGGCGTACCTACTTCTTTTCCGTGTTCTGGGTCTGTTTCTAGAATAAGATGACCTATACCAAAAGTTGGGTAGCCTAAATGATCTAAGTATATTTTATCAACACACCCCTCATCAAAAGTAAGTTCTTCTCTTAATTTATCAATGTTCATAATATTGGCACCGTTGTTGCTCCATTGGTTTTTATGCTTACTTTCCCCAAAGCCATGTTGCCTTGTACTCCTTTTTCTTCCCCAACGTATAAGTCTATCCATTTTATTCCATTCCATAATTGTAATTGATCCGTACTTAAATTATAAATTATATCTCCTTTATTAAATAAATTTAAATTTCTTTGGTTTTCATTTACAGTTTGCGTTGCGTCTATATCTTTACTGCCTAAAGATAGCTCTAATATTCTTACCAATCTATTAAATATTGCAGGATCAAGAGGTCCTACTGCAGTAGGAAGTTTAGTCTCTAAAATTTTTGTCATTATCTTTTACCATCAGGCTTTATATCTAAACGTGTAGCCCCTAACCTAAAAGCCATACCTGTTACAGCTGAATTATCGTCGTTAGATTGAACTCTTAAAACAATCTGTCTTGCTCTTAAACGTGTATCTATTTTAGTTGTATTTGAAAAACAATTAGCGGTGGTTGCTGTGCTTAAATCTTGTCCTGGAAAATCTCTTTTCTTTAAAACAAAATCTAATTGTTGTCCTGAAGACCCAGTCGAACCATCACCTATAAATTTAACGTCAGGGATTAGTCTACTTATTGCTGTAAAATTTTCTCCCGCAGGGTCTATATCGAAATCACTAGATTCTATAAATACGTTTTGCATAGCTGTTCCATCGTCGTCGTAACCAACTTCATGACTATATAATGTACCTGTGTTTGAAGTTGTATACGTTGCTAAAGGTTTATCTAGTATACCTTCATCTAACCAAGCTGTTCTTGAGAGTTCTCCTATAGACCATACATTTTCTAGATAATTATAAACAACATATTTATTTGGACTTGTTTGATCTTGTGTGCAATAAAACCAACCAACTTCATTAAAAGCTTTATTTGAAAAAGCAGTTATTTGGAATGTTTGAGTTTCATCTATATTGTCAAAAACATGAGCTTCTACACTACATGGTAATGTTTGTACTGATCCAGTATAATTGTAAAAACCTTTTTTATCCATCCAAAAAACACCTTTAGGCGTATTTACCATAGCGTTTGGTCCTGCTAAACCAACACCCTCATTTACTAAATTTAAACCAAACGTAAAGGGCTGTCCTATAAAACTTAAAGAGTAAAGTGCTGTATCTGTCCATATAAGAGTTTCTTGTCTTGCTCGTATACCACCTATAATAGAAGAACCCGCTGACAATCTTAAAGACCCTGCTGTATTAGTTGCTAGTGGCTCCCATTCTGTAACACTTTCTTGATCACTAAACGCTATAAGCATAGGATCAATCGTGCCTGTTCTACTAGAGTTTTCTATGGGGTCTGCACCTAAACAAAGTACGTGTCTATCTACATCACTAACTAAAACCTGTATAGCTTTTGTAGGAGCTAAATTTGCACCTGCAAGATCAGATAAAGCTACTGCTCTACTTGTTAAACCACCACTTGTGTCCCAGTAATAAACTCCACCGTTACGCACGTTTAATATTAAATCTTCACCAAAATTATCATGTGACCATGTTCTAAGTTGATCCGAACTAGCTAACGCAGTTACACTTCCAAAAGTTCCAACACCCCAACTTCCTGCACCCCAACCAGAAGAAGGTACGTATACATCTAAACCAACGTTAATTTGATAAACACCGTCAACACCAGAACCTCCATTACTTGTGTCGCTAGCATTAGCAGTAACTGTATTTCCATCAGTATCTTTTGCACTAAAGGTGTATGTGTTTGTTGTTACAGAAGTTATTTGATATTCTTGATTTAAAACTGCAGCTGTAATATTACCACCTAAACTAACAGCGTCGCTAAAAGTAACAAAATCATTTTGTACAGCACCATGACTATTGTCGGTAGCTGTAATTTCTGAACTACCATTAGTAGCAGCGAAAGTAACACCATTGGTAGTTGTTTTCCTTATAGGTGTTATATCGTAATAAGATATTCCTTGTAATACGTAATATTTTTGCGTAGCACCTAAACCAATATATTTAGTGCTATCTAATGCAACCCATGCGTGAAGTCCTCTACCTTTAGAACTAAAGGTATTATTAGAATATTTTTGCCAACCACCAATTTTTTCAGGTAAACCTTTACGAAAACGTACTAAATTTGCATCAAACCAACCACCTTCATTAGAATAGGTCGTATTTTCTTTATTTATTCCTGGTTTGAATAAAAATTTTTGTAAAGGCACTTTATCTCCTATATAAAACTAGCAAACACTATAGAGCCTAGTATAAATGGATAAACCCCCCAAAGTAACATTTCTAATCGCTTAAATTTAGCAGAGCCTTCATCTAATCTTTTTTCTATGTATTCATAGCGAATAGCACATTCTCTTTCATGTGCATTTAACTCTGCTAAAGCGTCTTTAACTGTTGGCATTACTTATCTTTAGCTTTACCTATATTTAAAGCACACCAATCTATAATTTTATATAGTTTACCAAACCAGACATCGTCTTTAGGTGTTGGTGTGATAGCAGCTATTACTGAAGCAATAGCTATGATAGCTGTAATCCATACTAATATATTTAACCAGACCATTATTCCTCCTGTTCTTCTTCGTTTTGTAATTCGTTAGTTTGTTCGTCTACTTCTTCAACAACCGTATCAACTACATCGGATACGGAATCTCCAACTGTATCAACAACAGAACTAACATCATCTAGTACCGCAGTAGTTATATTACCTGCTGTTTCAACAGATGAATCAATAACACTGGTTACTAAATCTTGACCACCATCTATAACTGCACCAAGACTGGCACAAGAAGTTATAAATAAAGGTATTAATATTAATGATATATTTTTCATTAGTCATTCTCCTTTTCTGTGTTTTCTTCTGTTTCTTCTTGTTCTAAAGAATCAACAAAAGCTTTTTGAAAAACAGATAAACTTGCATTTACTTGATCAAGTTCAAACTGTGCCCTTCTTTGTTTATTAGATAAATCTAATATTTGTGAATGAAGATATTTTTGCTCTGGAGCTAAATCTTCTATTTTAATTTCAGTGCCGTCTTCTTGCACTAAAGTATCTATTTTTAAAGTGTTTTTCATAGCATTCCTTTTTTAAAAATTAATAATTAATTATAATGCATAATGCGATTAAATTAAAAGCTATGCATCCCAACAATTAAGGTTAGAAGCTATTGTTCGCCTTTCACCTGCACCTTTGAAAGGATAAACCATATGTTGTAACCAAGAAGGGAATAATAATAACTTACCCACTTCTGGTGTCATTACAAATGATTGAGCTGGTTTTAATCTGTCGCTATCTATAACTGAAACTTGTCCGTATTGAAAAGCTATACATCCATCTGAATGTCCACTTTCGTTGTATAACGAATAAGTTGGTGATTGAGCGTTAACATCACCTATTTGTGACGGTACTTTAGTCCAAGCTGTAGTAGATATACCCATCAATGTTTTAGTACCGTGGTCGTGTATTGGGTTGTAATCTCCGTCGTAACTATGTACTGACCATGTTTCGTCAATAGCTACTTGTTTTGTACCCTTAATTTTATTACCTGACTTAGCGAAATTATTGATATATTCAGCTCCAAGATTACAGATAAAATTATTATACCCAACCATTCTTTTATCATTGTGGTCTAACAGCAACTGCTCCCCTTTATCTATTTGTCCCACTAATGTTTTAGCTAATGATTCTTTATTTTTACTTTCTCTATATTCATCCATATAGTCATTGACATCATCAATCATATCTTGCGGCATTTGTGTCTCTAAGACATATACCGCAGGCATGTTATGAAATTTGTATTGAACGTCCCCCTCGCTCATACTTAACTAGG